ATGATAGTTTCTCCAAAACTGTTTGTGTGTCGATTATTCATAGCTCAACCATTTTCATCATTCTTTCAAATTTTGCTTCTTCACTATATGCTATTTCTGGAACTATAACAACCTTTACTTTTGCTTTTCTTTTTATTTTAACTACTCACTTAATGTCTGGTCACTCTTTTCAAACAAATTTAACCTCCTGTCATTCTGAGAATATTGTCTTAGAAACTATTCAGTATTCTGAAATTATATCAAGAATAAACTCTCATACCTCCTTTAAAAAATCCTCTAAATTTTCAACTGGTTCAGATACAACTGCTGCGTCTGCAGCTTGTAACGCTTCTATTCATTTTCACGATTGTAATGATCATGGATTTCTTCACAACGAAGCCTCTCTCTGTCATCATAATTCTTCTAACCACTTTTCTATATTTGAAGTATATGTTATTGGAGTATATGGCAATGGCTCAAGTCTCATTTGCTCTGGCTTTACATTTCATTTATAGTATATCTTTTCAGATCACTTGTCTGTGATTGACGATACCTCAACTCATTTCTTTATTAAGTATTTTCAACCAAGCATTCTGTGGATATATCATTCTATTGCAGATGCTGTCTTATCTAAGCTCTTATTAAGTGATATTAAGTCCTTGATCCATGGATCACTATATACTGAGTTAAAATTTCTTTCTGGATTATATACAAAAAATGGAAACCTGTTAAATTTTGGATTGTAAACATCCAATATATATCATTTACATGTTACTATTTGTCTTATTTTAACTTTTCAATTTTCTATCCATCTTAACCATATGTCTTTTACTATAACCGTATCTAGTTCTCTACTTTGTCATGTGCTTTTATTTGTTCTCTCCTTTTCCAATAAATCCCAAAATTCAGATTCTCACTCTTTGTTGTCTGGTGAAACTTCTCAGTCTTTTCATAGGACTCATGAGTATTTCTCCTTTAACGTTGACACTGGCACTGGGTATGAAACTAATATAAACCTTCACTTTCTGTAATCAGTTGATGATGGATCAAACAGAACTTCAAACGAATTCTTTACCACAGCCTCAATTTCTGGTCACATTCATGTTATATTTGAAACTCAAACTTGCAATATTCAAACAGATGTTTTTAATGAATTAACAATTATATCTGTCATCAATCTCTTCATTGAAAGTGAATCGTATTCATTCTGCAATATCTTATTAGATGCGATAGCCTCTTGCATCGCTTCATCAGATCAGTCTTTTGGTGAACACTGCCATCTTGGTTGACTTCTTTTTATAAAATTCTTAACACCCCTTATTTGTGATCTTATTTTGTTTACAGTTCTTCTTATTTCTCACTCCTCTACTGGTATTTGGGCTATTTTTCATAATGATTTGTTGTAGTAGACCCAATGATCTCATCTCACAAACCTTTCATTTATATACCAGTCTTTATGTAATTTTAGTATTCAGTTTTTAGTCTCATCATAAAGAGTGTCTACAAATGTTGATACATTTTCATTTTTTCATTTTGATATTTGATTTCATCTTAGAAATTTTAAATCAATCATATTTTATTTTGGATTTCTTTTTCCAGTTGTCTATAAAGAGACTCGGTTAATGGGCAGAACATTCTTATGTCCACTCAATTCCTTTTTTTTGTTGGAAAAACTAATCTTATTTTTTGAGGCTCATTTAGTCTTGAAAATATTCAAATCCCTCATAGAAAAAGACAATCATCTAAAACTATTTGAGCGAATCAAATCAATCACTTCTCTCACGACACTTTATTTATTTTTATTTTAGTTATCGTCATATTCGTTTATTTCTTTTTTTAAAGCCGTTATTAATTCCTTTTCTGGAACCTCATCTATCGACATAACGTTGTCAGATTTTTCGTCTGGCTCTGTTCACATTCAAGACAAATACGATATTGTTCATATAAATTTGTCTAAACTTGAATTCATTCATTCTGACATCTGCTTAACAATCATTACTGATGTTACCATTAATCAGATGCAGACTATTCATAATATTATTATTGAAACCATATTTTTATTCTGAGTCAGTTATTCAAACTTCGCTTGTTAATAGTATGCTTGCAGCAGAAACGGCGTTTAGAACTTCATTTTTTACGCATTTTGCTGGATCGATAATTCAGCTAGCAAATCAGTCACAATATTCTGAAGTAAGAACATTAAAACATTTTTTATTGTTTGATTTTTCTATCTCCTTCTCTATTCCTGACGGGTTCAATCATGCATTAATAATTATTTGTCTAAATGGAGATTTTATTGACTCTCTGACTATTTCATATCATATTCTTTCATCTTTAGACATTTTTTTTACATTATCATTCATCATGTCTGATATTTTTAGTAGAGATGTTCATGCTCACAAAACAACTCACTCATCTATTGCTGATTTAACTGCATTTATTGCATCTTCAACTCTATACTTTATTTCTGTCTGTTCAGTTTCTGAATTTGTTAAAATCTTTATGTTAGCAATTTTTCATGTTAATCTTCCAAGTCTTTGTTTTAATTTTTCTATTTTAAATGTATCTTTTTCAGACTCTAATAATGCCTTTACTTCATCTTGTCTGTCTTTAACGTCTCAATTTGCTCATACCAAAATTGTGTCGTCCTTTGATGCTACAACAGTATCGCATGTTCAGAAATGTTCTATATTAGCCATTTTAAGCTTTACAGGACAATCATCTCATACAACTGTTGCTCATGTTTTTTTTGCCAAGTCGTACAACAGGTCTCTTTGGTAGTCTCAAAATGAAGACATTTTAACTGGTATAACTGAAAACTTATCTTGTAAATGGTTTCATATTAGAAATGCTAGTGCAGTTCATTCTATAGCGCTTGCAATTAATAATATGTTTCTTTTTTGTGCTTTTAATGAGTTTTGAATAACATCTAATAACTGTGATTGCATGTCTAATTTATCTGTAGTTATTATTATTACTGGATTTTCCAACCTAGATGTTAATCTTTTCCTGTCATTAATAACTAGATGTGATTCGTATCATGAATCTATTTTAATTCACTCTATGTATTCAACATCTATTCATTTTCACATTCATCATGAAACTGTTATTACTCAATCTTTTCAGACTGATTTTATTGTATCTGATATTATTTTTCAAAGTTCTTTGTCGTTGTTTGCAGATATTATAGATATATTTTCTCTATCTGAATCTGTTTTAATGTCTTTCTTTGTTTGTTTTATAAAGTCACAAATTTTCGATGATGCATAATCCATTCATCTTTTCATTAAAACTGGATTTATTCATGATTCAATTTCCTTAGCTCATCTTTTTACTATACTTCTTAGTATTGAAATTGTTGATGTTGTTCAGTCTCATGCCTCTCTATTTGTATTTTCGGATGCTTCTCTTGCAAGCATTACTCACATATTCTGATATTTATTCTTTAACATTATTTGACTTGCAACAGTGACTCAATCTTTAGTAATTGTAGGGTATGAAGATTCAGTAAAAATAACATTTCTTCATTTTGGTCAAAGCGTTGACACTACTGCATCTGCCAGAATATCAACTCATTTAACAAATTCGTCTCTAAGTTTTTTTCAAAATAATAAATCTTTATACATTTTTTGTTATGCTACCAAGTACATCGTCTTTGTCAACGAAATATACTTGCTCGCCATTATATTCTAATAAAAATAATGCGTATTTTCATACTATGACGAAGTCTCAAGTTTTATAATCCTCGTCTCAATCAATTACCTCACAAGATACTAATATTTTATCCTCGTCTGTTTCTTCAACTATAATATCTTGAGATATTCTAGTATCTGTTGGTTTCTTAAGCAACAGTAATCACTTCTTCTTTTTTATTTCCATCTTCGTTTTGTACAAATGTATTCTCTACTATTCTAATGCTAGGAATAACCTCTCATCATTCGACTAATACATTTGCAGCGTAAATTATAAAATTATATTTTTTTAATAATTGCTGCAATTCATTTTCGAACTCAGCTTTTTTGTCCGATTTCAACGATCATGTTGATCATGATGCGTTGATTGTCTCTGCTTTGATTTCTACGTCTTGTTTCATAGTTTTTTATAAATCCATATCTGTTATTATGGATGGTTTTAATAATCTTTGTATATCTTTTTGTATCGGTGTCATTTTATCTTTTGGTGTTGGTGGTTCGTGTAAATAACACATTACTAAATATCTAAGAGCGTCAACTGCGTGATCGTCCTTTTTTACAACCTTTTCAGGATTATCATTTGTTATAGCTTGTCTTTCAGTCTGATTCTTATATCTATATTTTTGTATTTGTCTAACAAGATTTGGACACTTGTCAATAAATATGTATAATCTAGATTTTCAATCTTTTTGTATTTTAAATAGTTCTCTTATTCTTGTTATAGAAGCATCAACGTCATTGTTTCATGGCATAAAATCAAATCAGTTGTCATAAAACTCTTGTATAACAGAATATGGTATTTCTCAAGATTCTGTGTCCTTTGTTCTGTTTTTATTTTTTGTACTTGGATCTATGACCTTAACTTGAAATGCCCTATCTACAGTATATCTAACCTCATCCATTGACATATTGTCAGTGTTTCAGATATAATTTCTAAAGAAGATTCTCATATCTTTTGACGCTGCTGATGGTATTGCTGGTTTATAATACTCGTCTATTATATACAATATTCAGTCTTTGTATGCAGCGATAAGTCAGCAGTTTGGATTTGATTGTCAAAAGTCTAGTGAAAGCGCCATTTCTGCTCAACTTATTGAAAATGATGGTATTAGATGTATTGATGGATCAAAGTCACAATACTGTGGTCAAAATATCAACCTGCTTCACGCCTCCTTAAATTCTATCTCCATTTCTCTGTCCCACTTTGCCTGAATACTTATTTTCCTTTTTTGCATGTTATACCATTCTCTTCACTGTCTTTCTGGATCTTTATCTGGATCTGAACTATAATGTAATGCTAGTACTGGATATTTGTTATTTTTATTTTCCCAAAATTTAACTCATTTTATTATTTCCTTTCATGGAAAATCTTTATATTGCATATTAATCGTCTTCTATTTCATCAAAGCACGCTTTTTCAAAAAATGTATTTGCAAGAGCAGTGCTAAGAAGTGTAACTTTTCATGTTTTTCATATAGCTGGTAGAGCAGCTTCAAATGCTCACTCTGCTTCGTTTTGGAACGCAGCCTCATCCATTAGTAGTCATGACAATGTCTGCATACGAACCTGATCTCTTCACTGAGGAACTCATCTTATTTCTGATTTTATAGCTGGAAATGATAACTTAGCAGAACTTTCTTGCTTCTTTTTTGTTTTTCATTCCTTGAGTTCTATGAATTTTCAGTTTTCATAATACCTTTTTAGAAAATCTGGTTCGTTCTCATATAGTATCTTAGCTCTATTTACTAAGTCTATAGCATCGTCTTCTTTCTTTGACTGAAAGAAAACAAGTTTTCATTTTCTAAACTGTGCTAGCCATAAATATAATCACACAAAGATCCAGCTTCACATATGTTGTCTAGACTTAGGGACAAACAAAACTTGATGTTCAAGCCATTTGTCTATAACTATTTCTAGATATTTTTTTCTTGGGAAATTTTTAAAGACCTTATTTTCTGGGTCATCTGAATCCAGAGTTTTTAACCAATTAAAAATAAAGTGTTTTGGATCTTCCTTGCATCTATACCATTCTAATTCTTGTAGCGCTGGAGATCTTTTTAATTTTTGTAAATATTCTAAACTTAACATCTTTTATATTATGTCCTAAAGTCTGGATTAGGGGCTTTTTCTGTTTCGTCGTTGATCCAGACATGCACTTTCATATATTCCTATTAGCTCAGGATATATAATGAATAGTGAAAAAATCGACTACTTTCCCCAGACTCTAGGACGCAATTATTATAATTTTTTTCTAGATTTTTTATACTTTGGCCTTACTGATTCAAGAACTATAACAGCAAGTTGTCATAATGACAATCTCTTCATCTTCTTGATTGTTAAGTCTTTCAACATATATTATAGTTCGTTTAATATTTGTTCTTTTAATTTTTGTCTTTCTTCTTTTGATAGTATTTCTACTGGCACAGAATCTTGTTCTCAATCATCCAATGGTTCATCTATAACTGGTTCTTCGTTTTTCTTATATCAACACAACTCCAGATATTCTCTATACGCTCTAAGTCTTGTATTCCAATCTGGAGCTTCTGAAGTGAATTCTCATCTCTTGTTGAATATTTTTCTGGTTGCAGCCATTGCCTCTATTAATTGCTTAACTATATATTCTTTGTCAAGTCATAATTTTTTTCATATAAACGAAAAAGATCATTCAACAAGTTCTATATAATTTCTTACATATTTATTTTCAAGTAATTTTGATGCATTTGTTTTTCAATCCTTCACATCTCAGTATACTTTTTCATATGCTTCTTTTGCATTGTATCTGCATTTTACATATTCTTCACAGAATTGTTTTTGTTTTTCATTAAGTCTAATCTTGTCCATATTATAGATATATTATTCAATCTTCATTTAACTCTTCCAATCATTTTAATTTTTTATATTCTTCTAGTCTTTCCAAATTATCTTCAACTCATTTATTTTCTATCCATTTATAGAAGTCAACTTCTTTATATATAAAAAATATATTATTTCATTCAAGCTTTTTAATCATTTCCCTATCCTCATTAAACGACATTCAGTATCATTCTATTATTACTCATTCACTTTTGCTTTTATGATATTTTACAAGTTTATTATTGTATTGAGCGAATTTTAATGACTCTAGTTCTTTTCAATCAACTTCTCACCAATGCTTTGGATCTGGAAAGTCTCAGTATTTATATCATAATTTTATTCAAACGCTGTTATATACATCGTCTGTGTGAATTATATCAAATCATGTTATCAGTGAAAGTTTTCTAGCCAATGTTGTCTTTCACGCAGATGGTATTCATCACACCATTATTATTTTCATACTTTTTTAAAGTGAATTACGAATCTTGGAATTTTGTCTCATTTTTGGTCTACTGATTTTCAGTAATATATAACTTCAAATCATTTTGCCATTTCTTTTATTCTTTCTAAACTAGGAAAGTAGCATGGTTCTTCGTCAACTCATCTGCTATATTTTTCTAGTTCATGATCTTGAGATAGTCATCATTCCCAGATTAACAAACCTCACTCATTTAATAATTCATTAACTATATTAAAAAACTCTTCTTGTCTTTCTCTGAAATAATGAAAAGTCGAAAAACATGTAACTGCATCAAATTTTCACTTTATTTCTTCATCAAATATTGAATTTATTTTAAAGTCAATATTATTTATTTTATAGAATTCCTTATATCAATTTGCTATTTCTATTACATTCTCTCAAGCTCATCACTTCTTATCAACATCTATTCATGTTACATGTTTTGCTCATGCTTGACTAAATCTTATTGGGAAGTATCATGTATTACATCAAACATCTAGTATTGTCAATCACTTTGGGTTAAAATTTATAGCATCTAACTTTTCTTTACTCCTTGAATTTTTTGCTATTCAGCTAATGTCTTCAAAATTTTGATATATAGTTCTCTTCTTCAACTCTTCTATGTTTTGCATTTTTTTAAAAATAATTCTTTATTAAATGTTATTAACTCAGGCTCTGTCTCATATCTCTTGTAGAAGTCAGGATTTTCTTTTGACATTTCTGAATCGTATTTTTTTTGTCTTTCTGATTTTATCTTAATATCTTCTTTGTTCACATATCAATAATGGTGAAGTATATAATCAGTAATTATTCTATTTTCATAGCAATAAACTGGAGCTGATCAACAGTGTATATTCCTATCGTAAAATTTATATCAATATTCTGGTATGTACTTAAACAATCTTATATTAAATTGATTTCAAAACGCTCAATCAATCCTTACTTTCTCTTTATCTCACCAGTAATGCGCTATTCTAAAGTCTATTCATATATTTTCATTCAATAATCATAGCACATTCTCTAGTTTTAACTCAGGATCTAGTATTTCGTCAGCATCTAACGGTATTATTCAGTGAGGATTTTGACTTATAGCGTAACTTGTAGTTCTTTCTCTTAAAATATTCTCTTTTTCTCAAAACAATCTTTTGTCATGATAGTATATTTTTGTCTTTTCGTCTTTTAGTTCGTCTAATTCTGCCATTGTTTCAAAATTAGATCAATCACACACTATTATTATTTTGTCAACAAACGATTTTTTAAGATATCATATCGAATCTTTCAAATATCTACCATTTTCATCTCATACTATCATCGTCGCTATTATTCTGTTGTCGTCTTTCCACTTATCTTCAAATATCTTTTTTCATTTAAAGTAGTTTTGTTTCCATATTTCTCATTCTGTGTTTACACTATCTTTTCATTCATGCGTTGCAAGTGCTCAAGATATTGCTATATTCCATCATCTTCTAGTTATATTTTCACATATATCATTATCTTCCCACATGAAGAAGTAATCTTCATCGAATCATCATATTCTTTCAAATATTTCCCTTCTTATAGCCATCAAAGAACCATTAACTCACCATTCAGTTTCACTACATTTGGCTCAAACGAGCCCGACAGAGCTGTCTTCGAATTCTTTTAACATTAATTCGATATCTCACTTGAACAGCTTAACGTCGTCGTTTATAAAAATTATAAATTCTGAATTAGATTTGTTTATATTTGCTCAGTAATTACATGCAGCAGCAAATCAACCATTTTCTTTGTTAAAGATTCTTTCAATAACTCTAAGATTTACAGTGTCAGATATTATCCATTCAAAAGAGCTAAAGGTAGATTTTAAATCTCTAGTAGGTATTACCACATCTACCTTTCATTTGGTATATTCATATCAGTATAGATTACTACCAGTTATTTCATTCTTTGGGTACTTTAATTCTATTATATTAATTATATCAACTTTATCTATATATCTATTTAGATCTTTCTCCATCAATATTCAGATCGATCAATCTCTATGTTTTACTATATACTTATTCATATGTAATATATTATATATTGCTCCGATTGGACGTGGTTCACCTAAAAGCCTATGCTAATAAGTTTTAACACTTTAACCTTCTTAGGGATTCCAGTTGATATTAATCGATTTAATTTCGTATCAACCCTTGATTCTCTCCTGACTACTCGCTATCTTGAGGTCAGGGTTCGTTCTATGTCACAATCAAGTTTAGGCGTAATGACATAGACACCGAAAAAGTTGTATTGCTCCGCGTGGGACTGGGACTCCTTTTTCATCGTATCTTTTAAAGTCGGCATCCAGAGGTGGCAGTACGAATTATGCCTCTCACCATCCTCCAGTATTTAGGGGAATAAATTCCCAAGTTTTTAAATTATATTATTATTATAGCACGGTGTTTACAGCTTGTCAAGTTTGACAAATGTATATTTTTATGGTACAAATATCCCTATAAAATAAGGAGATCGTTACTTTACCATATTTTACTTATTTTGTCAAAAAATAAAAATAAATATTTTTTTTCATTTTTATATCATGCTATAATCTTTGTTTCTAACCATCCTAGAATAAGTCTGTTTATCGTAATATATCTTACCAAGATTCCAACTATATTTTATCCTAGATTTTCTCTTTCTTTTATTAACCTTTTTATAATGCATATTACACCTATTCTTTCATTTATATTAATAATAGCACACTTTAAAAAGCTTGTCAAGTTTGACAAAGATTTTAAAATATGTTGAAGAGGTATGAACTCAGAAAATGTTACACCTACAACATAACGTATTTTTTGTCAACCAACCTGGGATCTTAAAAAACAGGCTAAAAGAATGCTTTATATAAATGCCAGCGCCACTAATAATATATAGCCCCCTATAAAGTTAATAAACCATTGTCTTTACAAGCTTTCGGCTATATTTATGGTGTTATTTATTATACACACGTAGTAGAGGTAATTTATATAGGTATAAGCATAAGACTTGTTTTGTTTGGTGGGGGTATACCACCTAACCAGCCACTAGCCACATCGGATTGTGATTTGATTGGATAATCCCCCCATAAAACAAGCCAAAGGGCAACAACAGGGCAAGACAAAAGAAAAAACTATTGTTATTTACTTTTTAATTCCTTTTATTGAATTGCTTTTTTTCCCTTTTATTTATAGGGCTTTTTTACTCTTGACTTTCCTATTTATTTTTGCTATAATATTATTAGAAATTAAGCAGAGCAAAACTAGCCGAGCTTAATAAGAACTTTACAAAATAATGAAAGCAATTAAATAAATACTATTATGTTTTATTTAAGGGCTAATTCAAACTATGTCAATTAAAATTGACTACAAGGGCAAGAGCTACGAATTAAGCGATGAAATGGTGGCAAAGTTTTTTAGCCAAAAGGTAGAGAGAACAGCCACGATTAGAAAAAATCAGAGAGAGAGAGCAGATGGTAGCATAAAAGACCTTGTCAAAATGGCAATTGAGGGTGGTATATTAGAACCAATTGATGCCGTTTCCTTGCTAACAGAAAAAGACACAGAAAAGAACAGAGAGAACAAAAAAGAGCTTATCGTTAAATTGACAGATGCAGGATTGATTAGCAACGAAAAGACAGCCGAACCAACAGCCGATGACTATGAACAAGCATTGAAATCAGTGTTAGCAGGTGGTGGGCAATCCGACTTTTAGAAAACAGATGGATGAGCAGGGGAAACCTTGCTTATCAATTTGTTTTTTATAATTAACAATTTAATATTATGCTAACCTTTAAGTGTTTAATCGGTGGTATTTATAGAGATATAAAAGCCGACCAATCTGTAATCATTAACTTACCGGAGATTAGACAGATACTAAAAGCAAAGGAAAACAAAGCCAAGCAATCAATGCTTTACTTTTTAGAAAATCAATCACATTTTGCCGAGCTTTTAAAACTAAACGAAAAGGAAAGAACAGAAAAGGTAAAAGAATTGAGAGCAGAGATTGATGAAATAACCATAGTAGAAAAAGAACGATGGTCAATAATGCCAACATATTTAAAAGAGCAAGAGCAGAGAGCCGACAAAGATGCAATGTACTACAAAAAGAAAAAAAGATAAACAACAAAGAACAAGTCAATCAAAAAGGCTTGTTTTTTGTTCACTTATTTTTTTTTAAAAAATATTAAATTGTTTTTTTTAAATTAAAGATAGGTAGAAATTAAGGCGAGCCCACTTAGGTCGCAAGCAGGGATGCGATAGTAAAAACAATAAAAACATTCCGATATGACAAGAGAAGAAGCAATAAAAGATGGTTGGGTAGAAACTCAATCATATTACGCAGGTCTCAAGATCTGGAAAAAGGGTGATAAATATGGTTTATATTGCCCTTACGCTGAACTAATGCGACCAATAGGTCGTTAATCTTTAAAGTGCCTCATCAAATGATGGGGCTTTTCATAAGGCTAACTAGCCGACATTAAGAGCTAGATAATATATAAAAATATGAATAAAAAAACAAAACAAAAAGAAGCTATCTCCATAAAAAAGAATGTCGATATTTTTATTGTCATTGATAGCTTTGGTGATACTTATTTTTTTAAAACAAGAAAGTATTTAGATTATTTTATTGGTAATAGTAGTAATATAGAAGAGCTATCTATATATCAGGTTTCAAAATGTTTTAAAGTTAAACTTGGAAAACCAGAAATTATAGAGAAGAAATTGAGTGAAATTGATTTTGATTAATATGTATTCAATAGGTCAAAATGTAAAAATAGTAGATGATAAATGTTTCCACGGAGAAAAAATCGGTGAAGTTGTTGAAATAGTTAGAATTACAATAGATGTTGAATGTCATGAATATAGGTATTATTACAAAGGTGGTCGTTATGGGTATAATGGTTTTGGTAATTATTTAATAGATATAGATATACGGTTATCAGAACAGTCTAAGTCATTAAAGGAAATCTGTATCAATAATTTTTTAAAAATAAACAAGATTTAAAATGACTTATAACGAGTTATTATATCGTTTTGCTATGTTTATACTAATTTAATAATTAAATCGCTTAGAACGCAATTTAAAGCCTCTGGTGGAGTGCTAGCATTGTGTCAGTGATTAATATTTCTAATATGAGATACTTAAACAAAAAAGAGATTGGGATTAGAATTGAAAAGATTAAGGATGAAGAAAAGATTATAGACAAAAAGATTGATAAAAATATGAATGATATATATGATATATTAAGACAGATGTCTGGGGATTTAATGACGTCATCAATCATATTCTTATTTATGTTTTTTATATTCGTTCTATTATTTATTATGAAATAATATGTCAAAGACAAAAGATTATTTAATAGATATGATGAATAGTTGCGATAATACAGACCATATAGGAGTTGTTAACAATGTTCAAAGAGTTATATTAAATGATGAGTTTGATAATGATGAATGTTATTGGTGTGAGAATTGTGTTAAAAGAGATATAGATATGATAAAACACGTAAAACCACTTATATGATGTATAAAAAAGGAGATAAAATAAGATATATAAAATACTACCAAGGTTCTACCAAGCATAAATATGGAGTTGAAATAGGTGATACTGGCATAATATTGAATACAAGTGGATTTGCTGAATATCCATTCTATTGTATGATGAATACTGGCAAAGGCGTTGTACATATGTATTTCAATGAAAATGAGATAGAAAAAATTGATGGAAGAAAAACATCTCTTATGAATTTATTAAACACATAAATATATGGATGATATTAAAGTTGGGTCTTTCGTTATTGTAAAAAGACCAGAAACAAAAGAAGAGAGAAGAAAGTCACCTGTATGGAGAGATTACATAATGAAAGATATTGTTGGAAAACCTGTTAAGGTTATTGGGTATTACTATAATACAAAGGGTCATAGAATACTTGAGATAGAGAAAATATCAACAAATATTATACTAGGTGATTATATTTGGATTAGAGAAAGCTGGTGTAAAAAAATTGGAAATCGTGAAAGATGCATTAAAGATTTTATTAAAACAATATGATGTGTCCAAGATGTAAAACAGATAATTTAATTATAAATAAACAAGACAGCCACTTTAAAAGATGTGATTGTCTATATTGTAATTTCTGGTGTTGGCTAAATCAGTTAGCCCACCTAAGTCGCTAAACATATGAGAAAAAATTATATTGTTGATGCTATTATTGATGGAGAGAAGGTTAGTTATACATTAAAGAACACATCACCATCTTGGGCTATGAGAGTGGCAAGAAGTGTTGGTTGTTCATTATTTTGTGGTAGTGTAATAACTATTTTAAAATTAATTGAGGTATAATATGTATTGTCCACATTGTTTAGAGGAGTTAGATGAATTAATATATGAAGCACAATATACCGAATGGGGAAGTGAAGTTGGTACAGCAGATTTAGAAGGAGATATCATAGACACCGAGGATCATATATATGGAGATTCAGAAACAAATGAGATTGAATATTCATGCCCACATTGTTGTGAATCATTGTCGATAGATGAATTGTTAGAAGAATTACCAGATGGAGAAGAGGAAATAAAACAAAAGATAAAAGATAAAAAATATTGTTTTAAAAGTTTAATTATATGAAGATAAACAAAATAAAAGGAGTTATAGTTTGTCCATTTTGCTGTGAAAAAATAAGATATGGCGTGATTAAATATACTGGATATGGATACGTAAACGAATATGGATACGTTGGAAATATTAACTGCCTTAAAAATAATTTTACTGGTCATGAGTATAAATACCCAGAGCTTGAAAAGGAAGACCAGTCAGGTATTGATGATTTAAATGAAATAGAATATAGGATGTCTTGTTGTCAAGATATGCTTGATGAAGACACAGGATATAAAATAGACGATTCTGATGTAATAAAAATACTTGAAGGTAGGTTTGCGATTAGTAATAACAATGAAAATTATGAGTTATTCGATGATTTTGTAGAAGAAAAGAAAGTATCTAATCGTGAAAAGTCATTAAGAAATATAATTTAAAATATATGATAAATAAATTATGTTTGTTTATTTTTATTATATTGTGTTCGTTTACCCCAACAAAGACAACTGATTTTTATTGTTGTCTTGTTGATGTGCCCACCGAAGTCGCAAAAGAATTTTCTTTTGATTTCGGTAGCACAATATTAAGTCAAGAACAAATCGATGTTGCTAAAACAATATACGAACTGAATCTTGATAATAGTGATGTCCTAATTAAATTAGCCTTTTGTGAGTCGTCATTAAATCCAGACGCAACAAATGTTAATCGTGGACTTAATCACTTATCAGTTGATAGGGGTTTATTTCAAATAAACTCATACTATCATAGTGATGTGTCTAATGAGTGCGTATTTGATACCGAATGTTCGGCTCGTTGGACTGATAAAATGATAACAAGTGGCAATGGAAATCTTTGGACTTGTTGGGGTAAGCTAAAAAATGTATTTAATTAAATGGTAGTCTGTATGATAACATTGTTTCATATAGACACCTAAAAATGTATGGCACGCAGAAAAGCTGTAAACGAAATCAGTTTCGTTATTTTGGGTAAAAATCTTGAAACAGTTTCATTAGAAGCTGGTTCAACAGTTCAAGATTTACTTGATGAATTAGATTACAGACTTGGTGCATCTGAAGTTGTTCACGTAAATGGAGACAGAATCGAGAACACAAGAGATGTAGAGCTAGAAGATGGAGACCAAGTTGTTATCTCAACCAAAAAAGACGCTGGTTTAAACTAGTTTAATGTATATAATCACAGCCATTATTAACTAATGGCTGTGATTATTACTAACTATATGGCAAAAATAATAAAAAAAACAGAACCATTTGAATCATCAGATATAGTAAGTGTTAATATCAATGTAAAAGAAATGACAAAAGAAATAATTGATTTTAAAATATCTGATGGAGAACAAGTGACAGATGATATAAAGAAACAAGCAAAAGAATCAGTTGAAGAGCTAAGAAATGATTTAAAAGAATTAAAAGGAACTGTAATCGAATCTGATGAAGTTACTACTATATTATTATTCCCAGTAAAAAAGAAATGGATGACAACAATTGTTTCCTGTGATAGAGAGTTTGTTTTTAATACAAAGGATTTAAAACTATTTAAAAGACCAGACAAGATTGAAGCACTATTAAAGAAGATGTCTATAAAGTCCAATGAATACAAAGCAAGAGATATAGCAAATTCAATATCAAATATAGAGTCATACAAGAGGAGAATAGAAGATTGTAGAAGGTCATTGCACTCTTATATGGATTCAATAAACATTGAATCTGAAAAATTAAAATCATTATCAAATGAGAGAGATAAAGAAATGTCATTCGATCCATCCAAAAGTAAAAAGATAATAAAAATTTCCGCAGATGATAATTGTCTATATTTATTAACAGATAAATTGGCATACTATAAAAAGAGTGGAACTAGAATGATAGAACCAAGAGATCAGTTTGTTATTAAAATAGATCCAACGGAAGGTTCTTATGGATATATAGCAATATCAAATATAACATCTTATTACCCAGAATCTTCTTCTACTCAACATTGTTGTGTGTCTAATTTCTCACCATGTCTTGGTAGTGTTATGCAATCTGCATTAAGAAATGTTAGATATAATTTGAACGCATATGTAAATATGATTATTTCTTATCTTGAAAAACCAGATTACGAACAACCATACATTAGAGAAGATATTTATAACGAGCAATTTGTTGCGTTCAGTAAAAATTTTGATACATCTAATTTAAAAAAGGCATTTGATAGCTCTTATATTAATTCTATAAAATAATAATTAATCATATGGAGGATGTATATACAAAATCGTTAATAGAGATGATTAAAAAGAATATAGGAAGTGATGAAATATTAAGAGAAATTATAAATAAAATCTATGAAGATGGTTTCTATGATGGAAATCAATCAATAATAGTGGATTAAAATATATGAAAGTATTAATTACTGATGAAGCTTATTTGAAGTTGCAGGCATACATAGATTTGTGTGAGTATGAAATCTCTGGTATGGGAAAGGTCAAGATTGTAGATGAGAATACTGTTCTAGTTGAAGATGTTAGACTATGGAAACAAAAGGTTACTGGAACTACGTCAGATCTAGATCAAGACACTGAACCATTGTTTATAAATGAATTATTAGCAAGTGGAGAAAATCCAAATGACTGGAAACTTTGGTGGCATAGTCATGCAGATATGAATGTATTTTGGTCTCCAACAGATACTGGAACAATAAAAGAAATAATGAAGGTTGGTGTAGACGGAAAGAGAAGTGGACTTGATTTTTTATTATCAATAGTTGGTAATAAGAAAGCAGAATTTAGAGCAAGAATAGATGCCGCTGTAAGAAATGATTTGTTTGGTATAAAGGGAATAGAAACTAGGGACAATATACCATTCGAAAGATTACTAGACAATGAAACTGAAAATAAAATAGTAAATATAGAGAAAAAGATAAGTAAACAAAAAGAAAAGATTGATGCAATACAGGAAATTATAAAAGAATTAGAACTTGAAATCGATAATATGTTATCAGTAGAAGAAGATGAAAGCATAGTTGAAAAATGTGAACAAGACATATCAGAGCACGTAGAGAAACCAACTTATAATTATTTTTTAAATAAAGGAAAATATGAAGGAAAGATATAAAAGACAATTAGATATAGTTAATCCAGAGCTACTTGGTCTGCCAATACATATAATAGGTTGTGGAGGTATAGGATCTTGGACAGCTCTTGTGTTAGCAAAAATGGGATGCAATAACATTTCGGTGTATGACGACGATATAGTTGAAGACCATAACGTAGCATCTCAGTTCTTTAAGGAATCACAGCTAGAGATGAAAAAGGTTGATGCATTATCAGAAAATGTTTTAGAACAGAGTGGAATAAGATTATCAAGGCACGAGAATAAAGACGAAGAGTTAATAGGTGTAGAGCCCACTGAGGACGCAGAATTGGTTATACTAGCACTTGATAGTATGGCAGAAAGAATAAGATTGGGAGAATTATATAAAGACAGAAATTTATATATAATAGATGGAAGAATGGGTGGAACTCAGGTAGAAATCTATACAAGAAAAGCTAGCGAGTATTTAGGTACGACAGTAGATCCAGAAACAATAGTTCCAGATATTTGCACAGCAAGGAGTATATGTTTTAATTGTGTTACGATTGGTGGATTAATAGGAAATTTTGTTAGAATGTTTGCTAATAAAAATATATCAAATAACGATATTGTATTCGGATTAGATAATATGATATTGTTAAAATAAAAAATATGAAATCGGCTAAGATAAAAGTAAGAAAAGAACCTATTTTTATTAAAAGTAAGTTAGATGATAAAAATGATTCTGGTTACGAAAAATATATTGAAGATAGTTATAAAGACAATGATTTTGTATATGACGGAGAAGATTTTTTAGAAGCTAAAAAAGTTGGTAAACATTTAGTATGTCCACATTGTGGTGAAAAATTAATTATTGATAACATAGATATAGATAATCTATCCAACACTCCATTTTGTTTCTGTGAGAACTGTTACGGATTAAGTAGTGTTGATATGGAGTTTTTATTTGACAATGATTTATTATAAAAAAGCGGGTATCGTATAGTGGTAATTACGGGGGACTTCAAATCCCGAAACACGGGTTCAATTCCCGTTACCCGCTCTAATATAAAAATCTAATATAAAAATATGTATAAAATTGGAGATAAAGTTAGATCAAATCACATTTGTTCAGAAGGAGAAATTGGCACTATTGTTGGTTTTTATAATGGAGGATATTATATTCAAGGTTTCACTAATGGAAGTATCGCCAAAGATAAGTTAAGTGATAAAGAAAAAAGTAGCAAATTTTTCGATCCATCAAAAGAAGTATATGCATATAGCCAGCATCTTTTAAATATATATGAACGATGTGATTATAAAAAGATATGCCTAAGAAATTTATTATAGGAGACCTTGTTAAATTAATAGAACCACATCTTTTTTATGACAATAATTTTATTGGTGAATTAACTGGAAGTGATAGTTATATATTTAAAGTTGTTGACACGTTCGTTTGTAGTGATAATAACAGAATATATGTTGAGCATAATGGTTTTATTTTTAAAAATAATGATTTTGGATGGAACGAGGAAAGATTTTATTTGTATAAAAGAACAAAACCATTAGATCTATTGAATAATTTTATCAAAGAAAAGTATGAAAGCAAGAGAAAAAAAGTGTAGCCATTGTTGAGTTGATATAAAGGAAGAAGAAGCGAAAGATTTTAATGGTGAAATCTTATGCGAAGAGTGTTATATGAATGCCATATTCCCAAAAGGTAACTGGGATTGTAGGTAGCAATATTTTGCCTAGCTTGTCAAACTTGACAAATCATTTTTTATTTTATATAATATAAACAACAATAATATTTAACTTTTAGTGATTACCATAAGCTTGGTCATAAAAATCATTACGTAATGGGAAAATCAAGGATATGCATCGACGCCTTGTTACTTATGGTAATCATTAAGAGTTAAATAATATTGCCCCGTTGGTTAAGTGGCTATAATATCTCTCTCCAAAAGAGAAGTCGTTGGTTCGATTCCAGCACGGGGTGCAATCATTTGTAATAAGCCCTATTTCCACGTGGGCACAAATGGTTATTTATTAAATATACACAACTATCTTTTGTTAATTGTTAATAGTTGTGTATGGGGATTAATGGTTTAGATAGCAATTAAATCTTGAAAGAGAGCTTGCTAGACTTGGGTTCGATTCCCAAAATCTCCACGAACTTTTAAAATCCATAGGGTTAATAGCCCACATAAGACGCTAACAGCATATTTATTACTTGCTATGTAAAAAAAATGCGTCTTGTCATAGGAGTGTAGCTCAGTTGGTTAGAGCGCGTAAAAAATGAGTATTTGTGATACTCTCACAGCAACAAAACAAAAGCACTTTTAATGCCGAGGTCGCAGGTTCGAATCCTGCCACTCCTATATATTCGGAAGATAGCTCAGTGGTAGAGCAAAATAGATTAAAAAAAATGAGTAATATATAGATACATATCTATACCAACTCTAACAGCAACAAATAATCAATGGGATATTTGTATGTAGGTTCGATTCCTACTCTTCCGACTTTCGTTTAAAAATTAATATATAAGACTCAAACAGCAATCAAATAAAAATCTTTTGGCGATTAAAAAAATGAGTCTTGTTATCTAAGATGTATGATAAACATCAACAAAATTAAAGCATCAAATGAAAGATTTTCAAATGGTTTGATTGATGCGATGTATGAAGAGACATCATTTACGGAAACGGCAAATGGTGCAAAGACACTAGCAAGAACTAAATCAGCTTTAGTTGATTTTTTCGCACAAGCTGGTGCTATGAGAGGAAAAAAAGATGAGGCTTTGGAATTGTTCAAAAGAGCGTTCTCAGAAGACAATCTAATAGCAACTAGGCTGTTATTCTACTTAAGAGATGTCAGAGGTGGTCAAGGAGAAAGGGATTTGTTTAGGAATTGCCTACAATATTTAGGCGAACAAGAGAAAGAAGTGTTCGAAAAGATAGTAAAGTATGTACCAGAATATGGTAGATGGGACGATCTATTCTTTGATAATGAAAAAGTATTTGAGTTTATTAAAAAGCAAATAGATAGTGATGTAAATAGTGAAACACCATCCTTGCTTGGTAAATGGCTAAAAACAATAAATGCATCTTCAAAAAATACAAGAGAAAAGGCAAAGTTTATAGCAGGTAAACTAGGATTGACAAATATAGCATACAGAAGAGTTGTTAGATTTTTGAGAAAGAAGATACAGACAGTTGAGGAACTTATGTCTGCTAGAAAATGGAGTGATATAAAATATGAAAATGTTCCAAGTCAAGCATCACTTCTTTATAAAAATGCATTTACAAAACACGATAAAAACAGATATGAGAAATATATAGATGATGTTAACAACGGAGAAAAGAAAATAAATGCTAGCACATTATACCCATATCAACTATATGACAAAGCATTCGATGGAGATAATTCAGTTGAAGCGTTATGGAAAAATCTACCAGACTATACAAGAGGAACGAATGCACTTGTTGTAGCAGATACATCTGGTAGTATGGAAGGAAGACCGATGTCAGTGTCAGTATCACTAGCATTGTATTTTGCAGAGAGAAACAAAGGAATATTTAAGAATTGTTTTATAAGTTTCAGTGAAGATCCAAAAATACACAAGATAAAAGGGATGACACTAAGACAAAAGATGAATAGTATAAAACTTGGTGATGTGGCGAATACAAACATACAATCAGTGTTCAGTCTTATATTAGGAACTGCAATAAAAAATAACATACCAGAAGAAGAAATGCCAGAAACTATTTATATAATTTCTGATATGGAATTTGATAACGCTGTTTGTGGAAGAACAAATTATGAGATTATAAAAAGAAGATACAAGGAGAGTGGATATAAAAAACCAAACATAGTATTTTGGAACGTTAACGGAAACGGTGAAAATTTACCATCACAAGACAATGAAAAAGGCGTAACTATGGTATCTGGTTTATCTGCATCTACATTTTCTTTGGCAGTAGAAAATAAAACTCCATATGAAATGATGCTAGATGTTGCAAACTCAGACAGATATAATAAGATAGTTTTATAGTGAGTGATTAGTGCCCACTTAAGTCACAATAAGTGGGTATTATATTGTTCATTTAAAAAAAAAGGGAGGTTGATATGAAAGCATTTATTTTCTGCCAAAAGTGTTTATGCATACACGGTTGCGTTGAGATTAAAAATGGCAAAGAAATTGTAAAGATTTGCCATAATTGTAGATTTAAACCTATAAGGGACTGTGAGAAAGACACACCGACTAACGAGTTAAAACAACTCTGTATTGACTGCCTAGTAGATTTAGCTTTAACAGATAATAATTAAAGCTATGAAAGACTACCCAGTTATTTATAATGGCTATCTTTATCGGATGAAAACCGATTTAGATTATAGGCTATTTGTAGCTTATAGAGATGAAATTCCTAACTATAAAGTAGAAATCTACGATGACTTTGAAACTTTAACAGTTTCTATTGGTGATTTAAAAATCTGTTATACTAACTCAGTTTATAGGAGGAAATGACAATGAGAAAGCAAAACCGACAGAAAAAAATTGACAAAAGGCAACAAATGAATAGACATCATTTAACGCCTAAAAGTCGTGGTGGTTCTAGTAAGGAATACAATATTGCTATCTTCCACATTAAAAGACACCAATTTTGGCATAAAGTATTTGGCAATAGAACTCTTGAAGAAGTCATTGAACTTCTTATACGATTTAAAAGATTTAAAGACAACCAAAAAAGAAAGGAGTAAATTATGTCAATTCTAGTAATTCACGAAGGTAAGTTGTATCAACTACCTGCTTTTGACCTCAAAGCGTTTAAAAACGCCAAAGAAAATTATCCAGAAAGCCACGTATGGATTTTTGGAGATGAACCTAAAAAAGTTCCGTTAAAAGAACTTGAAGAAAATGAATAAGGATTAGTCCCCCTAAGGGACTTTTCAAACTAATAATAAATTAAAATATATAATCTAGTTCCTACTACCTCACTCGCAAGAGTGGGTATTGGAAAACAACCCATAATCCTCGTGATTGTGGGAGTAGGAACTAATATAATTTATAAACAATATGAAACTAACATTTTGCGATAAGAATAAAAATCTTGTAAAAAAAGTTGATACACTTTTTAAAAAGTATAAAAAAAATGAAGCTGGATTAGAACTCAAGGCAGTAAGCCAAGATATTTTTAAATATCAAGCTGAAAATGGTGGACTTATTTGCTCTGCTTCAAATCCAGATTTTAATATGGCTGGTGGTTTAGATTCTTTAATATCTAAAAATTTTCCAGAAGAAGTTAAGATGGCAAAAGAATTTAATATGACAAATAATCTTTTCTTTTTAATAACAGTAGATAAAAACATAAAATCATCAAAAGAAATTATTAGAAGAGCTTTAGCTGGAGTATTTGCTTATAGAGATAATAATTTAATATTAACAGGAATTGGAACTGCTATTGGTGGTTTAGATGAAAGTATTTTTTTAGAAGAGTTAGAGAGAATATTAAATGCCGACCTAAGCTATGCCAACCTACGCTCTGCCGACCTACGCTCTGCCGACCTACGCTATGCCGACATAAGCTCTGCCGACCTATTCTCTGCCAACCTACGCTCTGCCGACCTACGCTCTGCCGACCTACGCTATGCCGACATAAGCTCTGCCGACCTATTCTCTGCCAACCTACTCTCTGCCGACCTAAGCTATGCCAACCTAAGCTCTGCCGACCTACGCTCTGCCGACCTACGCTATGCCGACATAAGCTCTGCCAACCTAAGCTATGCCAACCTACGCTCTGCCGACCTACTCTCTGCCGACCTAAGCTATGCCAACCTAAGCTGTAATTTATCAGAGGCAAAAGGATTACCAAATATGAAAGAATGGTTTAATAAGAGTTTTAAAAAAACAGCAAAAGGTTATATAGTTTATAAAGCTATTGGTAATACTTCTTATTCGCCCAATCCTAAATGGAAAATTAAAAAAGGAGAGTATCTTGAAGAAAATGTCAACCTTAATCCAACTTTTGATTGTGGATGTGGAGTAAATTTTGGAACATTAGCATTTGTTAAAAGTAATTACTCAAGAGCAAAAGAAGTTTGGGAATGTTTATTAGAATTTGAAGATATGGTTAATCTATGTGTTCCTTATTATACAGATGGCAAAGCAAGATGTGGTAGATTAAAACTTGTTAAAAAAATTAATTTATAAATAATATGAGCTGGGAAAAAGAATTAAAAGATAAGTTAATAAGAGATTTATGTTCAGTTGAATTTAGAAGTAAAAGCGAAACAAGAAGATTAATTTATGAGCTCATAAAAGAACTAAGAAAGAAAGATGAGGAAGAGTTGATTAAGAAGATTGAAATAGATAGTGGCTTATATGGTGGTATTGGAGATTTATACGAGATTAAACAAATTATTAAAGATTATTATAAAGAATAATATGATTATAATTTGTTGGTTAAAAGAATTTTGGAGAACAATAACAAGTTCAGTATCCATAAGTGGACACGATTTTGTAGAGATAGAAAAACACGAAAATTGTAAAGTGTATGTGTGCGAGTGTAAAAAATGCGGTAAAATTGATATAAGTTGGAGTAAAAATAATTTATAATTTAATTAAATAATATGAAGAAAAAATGTATATTGTGTGGAGAAACAGAACAATCTCATAAAAAAGCTGGATTTAGTTTTAAAGTAATAAAAACTAAATGTTGTAATCAATATATTTGTGAAGCTTGTTTAATAGATGATTATAATTGTCCAGAGTGTAGCCATTTAGTCCCAGCTCTATAATTTAATTAAATAGATATATGGAAGGAAAAATAATTCAAATAATTGGAATAAGCGAAACATTGTATGCCTTAGATGATAATGGTAATGTTTATAGACTGTTCTCAGATAAAAGTTGTGGTATTAGAGATAATTGGGATAAAATAGAAAATATTGTAAGAAAACAAAATTATTAACTAAATAGATATGGACACAATAAAAAAACAATGTATAATGTGCGATGAAGATTTTGAAGATGTATACTCTGAAAACAATTTATGTGATGAATGCATAGAAAAGATTTGCGAAAAAATTTCAAAAAAATATAAATATGAACTAGTCAAAGCATTCTTATCATTCAAAAAAACATCTTCATGGAAAGACATGCCGTATATATTTGGTAGCGCAAATTTCTTTATAAATCAACCATTTTTTATTCCAGCAATAATTTGTGGAGAATCTATACAATTTCACAATAGTGAAGACGAGAGAAATAAAATAATAGAAAAAGTATTATGATAAAATTATTGATATTACAATGATTGCCAGCCTCTGGCAAGACAACGTATGCGAAAGAGTTAGTTGATAAACACTGATATAAGAGAGTAAATAAAGACGATCTTAGATCAATGATTGACAACTCTGAATGGAGCGAGGAAAATGAAAACCATATAAAAAAAATAAGAGATAAGATAGTAGAGTATTATCTAGTAAACGGCAATAACGTTGTTGTTGATGATACTAATTTTGCTACAAGCAATATAGATCAGTTAAAAGCAATAGCAAAAAATGCATCAGTATTTATCTCAAAAGATATTGACGTAGAAATAAAATTTATAGACACGCCACTATATGAGTGTCTAGAGAGAGATGCGAGAAGAGATAATCCTGTTGGAAAGAAGATTATAATGGACATGTATAAAAAATATATTGGTTTGTATAGGGAAGAAGAAAGACCATTAGACATTAACTTCAAAATACAATCTTGTATAATATGTGATGTTGACTGAACACTTGCATATAGTCCACATAGAAGTCCGTATGACTATACAAAAGTAATTGATGATCTACCAAACAAGCATCTTATACACGTTATAAGATCAATGAGATTTGTCTGTGATACTGAGTTGTTCATTTTTTCTGGTAGGGACGATAGTTGCATTGAAGAAACAAAAGAGTGGTTAAATAAACACGATATAAATAACTTTAAATTAGTTATGAGAAATACAGGTGATAAGAGAAGCGACGAAATAGTAAAGAAAGAAATGTATGAAAAGCACATAAAAGATAAATATAATGTTTTAGCTGTGTTTGATGATAGGCCAAGAGTAATAAGAATGTGGAAAGAACAAAAACTTATGGTCTTCGATGTTAATCGTCAAGACCCTAGAATAGATTTTTAATATGATATCGAAATCAAAAGAACACAATCCAAACTATCTAGCCAAGCTAGTTAAGATCAAAGAAATAAAAGATCATCCAAACGCTGACAGACTAAAGCTAACTGTAATTAATTTTGCTGACGTTATAATTGGAGATGATATAAAAACTGGCGACATGATGGTTTACTTCCCACTTGAGTCGCAAATCAATGTTGAATTCTTAAAAGACTCTAATCAGTTTTCTAGCGAACTATTAAACAAAGATTCTACAAAGAAAGGTTATTTTGACAAAAATGGTAGAGTAAGAGCTGTAAAACTCAGGGGGGTTGGTAGTAATGGAATATTGATGCCACTAAAAACAGTTGAAGATTTCTTTGGCAAACTAGATGCAGAAGAAAATGAAGAGTTTGATACGATCAACGATGTATTATGTTGTAAGAAATACCAGATTCCTGTTAAGGAAGGTCTTGGTGTAAAAGTTGGAAAGAAGCCAAAAGAAACTAGACTAATAGATGGTCAAGTAAAACTACATGTAGATACAGAAAGGCTAGACAAGAATTTGCACCAATTAAATTACGAGGACTATATATCTATCACATATAAACTTCACGGAACATCTTGGTGGTGTGCAAACGTTCCTGTTAAAAGACGATTGAATATAATTGAAAAGTTATTAAGAAAAATTGGTATAAAAATAAACGATGTAGAATATGACCATGTATATGGTAGCAGAAAAGTTGTGAAGAATAGCTATGCAGATAAAAAATGTAATGACTTCTATGATGGTGATTTATGGAGTAAAATTAAAAATGAACTTGCAGACAAAATACCAAAAGGCTTTACACTATATGGAGAGTGCGTAGGTTATACAGACTTAATGGCATACATACAATCTAATTATGATTATGGATGTGATGCATTCAATAAGCAAAAGATATTCGTATATAGAATTACATTTACAAATAATGACGGTATTTCTTACGAACTATCTACAGAGCAGATAATGGACTTTTGTTATAGGTTTGGACTAAATTATGTCCCAGTATTATACTATGGAAAAATATCTGATTATATTTCAAACATGGAAATGTCTGGAGATGATAGCTGGAGAAGAGAATTCTATGAACAACTTAAAAAGGATTTCACAGAAAAGGATTGCTTCATGTGCAAAAACAAAGTACCAGAAGAGTGAATAGTTATTAGAAAAGAAGATTTATTTTCATTTAAAGCATTTAAACTTAAGTCGTTTAGATTTTATGAATTAGAAACAGAAATGCTTGATAAATGAATACTTGACATAGAGAGCGAAAATTAAGCTCTCATTTTCTAGGGTAGTCTAACTGGAAGGATACTTGACTTTGAATCAAGAGATTGTTGGTTCGAATCCAACCCCTAGAGCTGGGGTACTTAGTGTAGCGATTAGCACGCTGGGTTGTGGTTCCAGAAGGGAGAGTTTGATTCTCTTAGTACCTCCCACAGAGTGTAGTGAAATGGAATCACTGGGGGCTTGGATCCCTCAATCCTAGGTTCGATTCCTAGCACTCTGACATTTATAATTAAGGATATGACACAAAAAGAAATAACTAAAATAGAAAGCCTTGAAAAAGTATTAACAGAGTATAGTAAGTATTTAGAAAAAAGAGGTTATATGGATAGTGATTGGTGGTGTGAAGGTAATACAGTAGAAGATTTTTTAGGAATTAAATAATAAATAAATATGAAAACTAATGTATGTTATTTAGGAGATTGTTTAGAGGTAATGAAAGGAATAGAAGATAAGAGTATTAACTTAACAGTCACTTCTCCTCCTTATGATAATTTAAGAACTTATAATGGTTATACTTTTAATTTTGAAGAAATAGCTAAAGAGCTTTATAGAATTACCAAAGATGGTGGAGTAGTTGTTTGGGTGGTCGGAGATGCCACAATTAAAGGAAGTGAAACAGGAACAAGTTTTAAACAAGCATTATATTTTAAAGAGATAGGATTTAATCTTCACGATACGATGATATGGAGAAAAACAAATCCAGTTCCACAGTTTCCTACAATACCAAGATACACAAACGATTTTGAATATATGTTTATTTTATCAAAGGGAAAGATTAAGACATTTAATTGCTTAACAACAAAAACAAAAACAGCAGGTAAAAGTATAAATCGGAATACAAAGTCAGCATTTTCTGAACAATCCGCAGACCGACCAAGAGATGTGATAACTATTACAAAAGAAACAAAAAGACTATCAAATACTTGGGAAATTGGTGTAGGAAGTAAAAATAAAGAACACCCAGCAATATTCCCAGAAAAATTAGCAGAAGACCACATTCTATCTTGGAGCAACGAAGGTGATACGGTATTAGACCCAATGGCAGGTAGTGGAACGACATTAAAGATGGCAAAGAAAAATAATAGAAACTATATCGGCATAGAAATTTCAAAAGAATATTGTGAAATTATAAAAGAAAGAGTCGGCTGTGAAATAATTAAACTATTATAAGAGATTTAATAATTAAGGATATTTAATATGGAATGAAAATACATAATAGAATATTTAGAACTATCTGATCTAGAAAGCTTTACAAAAGAATATAGAGAAGGTTATAATGACGCAATCAAAGACGCTAAGAGAGCTTTATATAAATATAATCACGATGAATGAACTTTTCAAGATCATTTGGACGATATAGACAGAGAATAAAGATATGACTTATTATGAATTTAAATATCGCTTTGAAAAAGCGAAGCATGATTTTATGAAACAAAATATGAAAAAAGAAAAAGATGTTAGCCCACTAAAGACGCAAATAGGATGAGACCATTATAAAAAATTAAAGATACAACCATTCGAGTATATAGTGGCAAATAAATTGTGATTTTGAGAGTGAGCTGTTATAAAATACGTTACTAGATGGAAAGATAAGAATTGAGTAGAAGATTTAAAAAAGTCAATTCACATTTTAGAAATGATGATAGAATTAGAAGAAAAATATGGATCTAAGGAAAGAAGCTAAATATTATTTACAAAAATGATTTTCTGTTATTCCAGTTTGAAAAAATAAAATTCCATTGATTAACTGGAAAGAGTATCAAGAAAGATTTCCGACAGAAGAAGAGATAGATAAATGGTTTGATGAGTTTCCTGATGCTCAAATATGAGCTGTAACTTGAAAAATTTCATGAATAGTGGTGATAGATGTTGAGAAATGATGAGATATATCATGGATACCAGAGACAGCTACTTCTAAAACATGATGAGGATGATATCATTTTTTCTATAAATTTAGTAAACCATTTAAAAATAAAACTAGAATAAAGGAGTTGACAGACATAAGGTGAAATGGTTGATATGTAATAATGCCGCCGAGTGTTTCTGAAAAATGAGAATATAAATGGATTAAAAAGGTTGCCTTACAGATGTTTCCTTACTGGCTTTTTGAAGATGAGAAAGAGGAAAAGAAATACTCACAAACGTTTGATTCTGAATATGAATGAGTAAATGAATGATGAAGAAATGATGCAATTGCAAGGTACGCATGACATCTCGTAGCAAAAATACATCCTACTGAGTGGGAAAAAATAGCCCTTCCATTATTAATGGAGGCAAATCAAAAAAATGATCCACCACTACCAGATCACGAAGTAAAAGCAATATTCGACTCTATAACATCAATAGAAAAGTCTGCAGACAACGATAGGTGGTATAAAAAACAGGAGGAAGTACCAGAAGATAGTGACGTGATGCCATTCTTTTCTGCAGCTGAAAATGACGAATCTGCTAAATTAGAAAAGTATAGTACATGATTTGGCATATTTGATTCTGCACTAGATTGATGAATGGCTGAATGAGACTTGGTAGTTATATCTTGATCAACATGACATTGAAAAACTGAAACTACACTAACACTAACATATAACTTTGCAGAACAATGAATACCAGTATTATATTTCTCATACGAAGTATTGATATGATACCTTCTTGAGAAGTTTAAAAAGATGTGAGCAAGTGAAGACATGCCAATATATTGCCCACAAAAAATAATAACGTGAAATATAAGCTGGGTGGAGAAGAAAATATTGGAATCTAAAGAAAAATATTGAATAAAAGTTGTTGTTGTAGATCACCTGTGATTTTTAATGCCAAAGGTAAAGATGAGTGATATGAGCTGATGAAACTATGCAACTTATATTACGCAAATGGTAAGAGAGTTGAAGCAAATAGCTGTAAGAGAGAGAATCATAATTATATTACCAGTGCACATGAGAAAAACAATAGATGAACCTTCAGTAAATGATTTAAAAGATTCATCTTGAATATGACAAGAGGCAGATGAGGTTTTTATTATAATACGTGAAAAAAATAATGATCCAGATTCTACCAACTACTACACAAATCATTCAAAAATTAAATTAGAAAAAAATAGAAAAACATGACAATCTGTTCAGTGATGGTTTACTTTAATAAACTGAAGATTTGTACATGATGAATTTTATAAGAAAAAATAATATGACAAAAACACAGATACAAAAGTATTTCAGATCCTTAACTCCATTATCGCCGCTAATAAGGCCAGAATATGTGAGGTTTAAGAACGCTAACAAAGCAAAATCAGACACAGTTGATTATAATAAGCAATTAGAATATAATTGACATTTTTGTAATAGATGCTGAAGAAGATTTTTTAACTTGGACGAGCCAAGATCTATGACTATTAAATGACATATGTTTTGTTTATGCAACTCGTGTTATTCAGATAAGGTAAAATGAATAAGAAATAGCATAATAGATATTGAGGATTTAATTGAAAAATGAATAAACATTGAAAAAGTCTTTGAACTTAAAATGTATTTTTATAAGAAATTTAGATAATATTATTGTCATTTTGTCAAATTTGACAAATACAAAAGAATGATATATAATATAAATATAATAATTAATTAAAATGTTTTTATGGAACAAATCAAAAAAGCAGTAATTGAAATCGCTTCAATAACGTCTAATGACGACAAAGCATTGAAGATAAAAGATTCAAACAACCTTGCATATACAATATGGAAGGTAAAGCAAGACATGACTGAAACAAAATCATGGTCTGCATTAAAGTCTGTTCCTTGATTCGGTATGTGACAAAAGTTTGCAGTATCGTTTAAGGAAGAAAATAAAACATATATGAACAGACCATATATTGCCAGAACAATAATAATTATTGAACCAGCTGGCAACGCATCAGTAAGTTCACCGCCTGCACAACAAATGCAAACATTTGCACCAAACTGAATGCAAAAACAGTCAAAAAATGACGACAACGCAGAATGAAAGGTTAGGCATTGATTCGCGTTAGAAGCATACAAACTATGACTTGAACTAGACAAAAGCCTAGCAGATAACATAGATAGATGGGTTAAATATGTATTAAATTGAACTCTTCCAGATCCTATAATTGAACAGATAACAGATGCTTTCTGATGAGATGAGGTTATAGATGACGGAGATTCTCCATTTTAAAAAGTATGAATAAAGAACAATCAATACGATGGATGAATGCGCTAAATAACGCTTCATTGCTAGTATCATGAAATTTAAAGGTCGAACAAATAACTGAAAGCGAACTAAAGGCAAGGGTTGAAGATTTAGCAAACTGGTTTTATTCGCTATCACCAAAAATTGAACAAGATATTCAAGAAGAACTTGAAGCACTATTTCCGTATAAGGAATTAGAAGAGAAGATACAGAACGCTAATACGTCAGAAGAATTAATTAAACTGTTAGATGAAGTTAAAAATGTATCAAAAGAAGCTCAAGCAAGAGTATTCTGAATATTTAATGATAAAAAATTAAAATTAAAATAGTATGAAATATATTCAAAAATGTGAACAAGAAGTTAGTCCAGAAGATATCAACGCATTAAGAAGGGCTACAATGATTTTAGCTGAATGACTTGATTCGTTTCAAGCATTGTACGAGATGTCATCAGAAAGATTGTCAAAATTAGAAAGAGTTGTGTCTTTAATTCTTAATGAAATGTGAGTTGAAGTAGAAAACATACCAGCTACTAGCGCTAGAATAGAACTTAAGAAAAAAAGCAAAAAAAGAAAATAATGAAAAAAACAATATCGGCTACAAGTATGTCAACCTATATAACATGTCCAATGCAGTATTACTTTAAGTACGTAATAGAATTATTACAACCTTATAGCAGTGCGCTAGATACATGAATAAAGGTTCATAAATTTATAGAGGACTTTGACAACTGAAAAGAAGTCATAGATGACTGAAGCGATGAATATAAAATGTTTGAAGTATATAAAAATAATCCAGTAGATTGAATAAGGTTGTGTAATGAAAAAATATTTAACATAGACCTAGATGACTGATTTGTTTTTACATGAAAAATAGACAGAGTAGACGACGACAAGGTTATAGATTGGAAAACTACATCAACTGATTATAAAGAAGAGGATGTAAAAAACTGAATACAAACACTTCTATATCCATATTGAGAGTTTGTATCATCAAATATAATAAAAGATGTATTGTTCTATGTTATAAACAAGAAAAAGTACACAAAAAAATGATACAAACCTCAAATAATAAAATGTAAAATAACATTGGACGACATAGAAAAGGCTAAAGAAAAACTAAAATGGTTTGTGTGAGAGCTTAAAAAGGCTGAATTCAATGCAAATCCATGAAGCCATTGCTGGTATTGTCCATTTTGACCTTGAAAGAATTGAACTAATAATTGTCAACAAGAGTATGAAGGAACAAAGAGATGAAATATTGAAGAACTATAAAGCAGAAGTTTCTACGTTTAAAAAAATATGAGACATAGTGTATGATCTATGATCTAACTTCACAACATACAATGCATGAGAACTGTCTGAGAGGCAGTATAAGCTTGCCTGATATAAGTTTTTTCTCTCTGATTTTGTATCTGAGCTTAATAGATTGTCTGAAGTTTTTAAATTAAAAATAAAAGAATACAAGGCAAAAGAATGGCAGAGCGCCATAAAGTCAGTAATAGAGAAGAATTGAAAAGTGTCAAACAAAGAACAAATTGAAAATATATTAGTAGAACAAACATCAGAATTAACAGCAACTCAACTTGAATATGAGAATCTGTATCTTAAATATAAGATAAAATTGAATGCTGTTGACGACATACTTGTAGCAGTCGCACAGAGAGTAAAGCTATTGCAATGAGAACAAAAATATGGCTAAAAAGAAATTAAGACCATGACCAAAAGAGATAAATATAATAGTTCACTATGAAAAATGATGAAATCATGATTTTTGTGTGAGATTCTGACTTGAATCAGCTATAGATAAAGCTTCAGAGTTAACAGAAAAATGATACAAGTGTTCTATATCTTATTCTGATGAAGAGTGAAAAATGATAACAGTAATGTAGTTATGAAAATAATAGTATTTGTTTTTGTCTACAAACCAAAGGATGAAAATAAAAAAACGTTTTGACTATGAGTATACTGAACAACACCATATTCTGAATATCTTTTTTGAATATCAAAAGAGGTAGAAAGAAAGAGATGAATGGATTATAATATTATATGAGCTATATTGTGAATGGAAAAGGCATTAGAGCTCTGAGCTGATGAAGTTGAAATAAACTGCTCAAGTGTAAGTTCTGTAAATAATATGACAAAACCACTTAGCAGGACTATACAAGTAATGTGATGAAAAGTACGTAAAGATTTCTATAAACTTAAAAATTCTTTTAGGATAGCAGCAATAAGATATGTAAGAGAAAAGATGAATAAATGATGAAAAAAGATGGCAAAAATTGGTGCTTGAGAAAAGATAATATTCAAATGGGTATAATGTTAAATGAATTTTCAAAAAAGACAAGAGACTTATTTGATTTTTGATGATATAGTATTTCATGGGAAACATGAAGAAACAACGCAGACTGTCTTCATCATATATTGTGAAGAGTGTCAAAAAGCCCATATAATGCTGCACCATTAAATAATATGTATGATCATCAGCCAGAATGAAGAAAGTGATTGGAAGCAATACATTCATTTGATGTTAGAAGTAAGTATTTAGTTAAAACAAGAAAACATTTAGAATTAATTGGCTATAAGCCAAACAAAGAAGATTTAGAGTTCTTAAAAAAATATGACAGATATTACAAACAAAATAGTTTGTTGAGACGCGATAACCCTTATGAAGAGCTTGCCTGACAAGAGTATTGATCTTGTACTGAGTGACCCTCCGTATAATGCAAGCAATTCAAATCTATCAATCTGAGACTACAAATTAATAAATGAAAAATGGGACAAGAAATTTGATCCATACCCATTTCTAGACGAGTCATTCAGATTGATCAAAGATTGAGGATCTATATTAGTATTTTGTTCTTACCATTTACTATGAAAATACTTAGAATATGGTAAGAAAGTTCAGCAAGTAATACACTGGGAACATATAACATGTGTTCCATCATTAACAAAAACATATCATCCATGTGTAGAATATATTGTATGGTATTCAACTCCTAGATACACATTTAATAAGCCAGCAGGAAGAAATGTTATAAGAGAGAAAAAGGCATACCAATATTGAGAAAAGTATTACATAGATGATGATAAAGAAAAATGAGCGCATCCAAGTATTAAGCCAACTCCGTTGCTAGAAAAACTTATAACAGTTCATAGCAACGAATGAGATATTATACTTGACCCATATGTATGAAGCTGAAGTACGTGCGTAGCAGCAACTAGATTAAATAGAAATTTCATTTGATGTGATATGGACAGAGATTATTGTAACATATCAATCAAAAGAATAAATGAAATATGGCAAAAATGAAATCAAAACAAAGAATGTGAGCTGATAACTGACGTTTCAAATGAGGTGTCAGTAGTGATTACAGAAGAAGAATAACAAATGCTAAGAAGTGAGAAATTGTCCACCATAAAGATCACGACAAAAGCAATAACTCAAAAAGCAATTTCGAAAAGGTGAATGGTATTGGAAACCATAATAAAAAACACCCAGAAAAAGCAGTAAAAGGTGGACTGGCACGGGCGAAGCAAATTAAAGTTAAGATTAAAAAATAACTTATGAGATTCTTTAAGAAAAGAACCATTAACAATCCCGCAATTGTTAAAGATGAAAAAAAAGATAAAAACTTAGTAGATAGCAAGAAAGTTGTTGAAGAATATTTAAATCAAAGTAATTGGAGAGTAAAAGAAAACGCTAACATGAGTTATGCAGTTCAATGACTGAATAATTTTATAGCGTCTAAAGTTTCTGCAAAATACTGGTTGAGTCTGTATCCAGAAAGTATAAGTGAAGCGCATAGAAATTGAGATTTACATCTACACGATCTAGCCATGCTGGGTAATTATTGTTGCTGATGGGACTTGAAAGATTTATTGATTAGATGATTCTGATGAGTATCTGAGAAACCACAGAGCTCACCACCGAAACATTTAAGAAGCGCATTATGACAAATAGTGAACTTCTTATACACTCTACAATGAGAGGCAAACTGAGCTCAAGCAGTAGCTTCATTCGATACATTCTTAGCTCCGTTCGTAAGATACGATTGACTAGATTATAAATGAGTTAAACAGGCAATACAAGAATTTGTATTTAATATGAACGTTCCAACCAGAGTTGGATTCCAGACAGTTTTTTCAAACATAACTCTTGATGTTACGCCATCTAGCGAGATAGCAGAACAGAATATAATAATTGGCTGAGAGATAAAGAACGAAAAATATTGAGACTTTCAAAAGGAAATGGATATGATTAACAAGGCGTTTGGACAAGTAATGCTAGAATGAGATTCAACATGAAAACCATTCTCATTCCCGATACCGACATATAATGTAGATAAAGACTTTCCATGGGATAAGGAGTGTTTGGAGCCAATATTTAAGGCAACAGCAAAATATTGAATACCGTATTTTGCCAATTTTGTTTCTACATGAAGAAGTAAAGACGAAACAAGGAGTATGTGCTGTTTTAGTTGAAACACAAAAACAGTTGTAAATGTAAGATGAGACGAAATCCAAATAACGCTAGAAAAACTAAGCAGAAGAATAAGTCCATTTAAGATTTGGAATTGAGTTGAGTGGAAAGATGCAAAGTCTGTTGTAGTTGACTATAATGATAGATTATTAGATGTTAAGTGCGAAAATTGATTTGTTTATTCTATGACAAAGAATCATCTAAACTATGTAAAAGAATCTAACTGAGAAAAGATTGTAGTAGCAACTGACTTAAAAGAATGAGATGAACTTCCATATTATACATGAAATGAGATTGTATATTCAAAAATAGCATCTATAAGTGAGTGAGAGTTCGTTAGTAAGGCATATTGTGTTGAGGTTCAATGAGACAATCCTAAATTCATGTTATTCTGATGACTACTAACACATAATTGCAGACTATCATTAGACTTGACAGAAATTAAAAAAAGAGGTGGTTGATTATTTTGAGCTGATGCTTTAACTGGTTCGATATGAGTAGTAACAATAAACATGGCCAGGCTTGGTTATATAGCAAAGAACGAAGAAGATTATATCAACAAGTTATATAGGCTAATGGACTTAGCGAAGGATAGTCTTGAAATAAAGAGGGACTTGTTGGAAAAGTATATGGAATGATGACTATATCCATATTCAAAACATTATTTGGATTGAACTAAAAGAAGATTCGGAAAATACTGGTCTAATCATTTTAGCACAATCTGAATAAACGGTATGAATGAATCGTTAGTAAACTTTTTCTGAAAAGATATAGCTTCTGAGGAATGAATTGAATTTACAATAAAAATAATGAATTTAATGAACGATAGACTAAGGATGTATCAAGAGGAAACTTGAAACCTGTATAACTTAGAGGCTTCTCCAGCAGAATGAGCATGATATAGATTCGCATTATCTGATAAGGATCAGTATCCAAAAATAATATGTGCTAATGAACCTGCATACAGACAATGAGCTAAACCATTCTACACAAATAGTACTCACGTTCCAGTTGATTATACTGACGACCTGTTTACATTGCTTGACAAACAGAATGACATACAGAGCTTATATAGCTGATGAACAGTTGTTCATGCTTTTCTATGAGAAAGGGTCGATGACATAGAAAACATAAAAAAATTAATAAAGACAATATTCTCAAAATATAAATTACCATATTTAAGCATTACACCAACATTTAGTATATGTCCGAAACATTGATATCTTCAATGAGAACAACAATACTGTCCAAAATGTGAGGCAGAAGACAAATAAAAATATGTTAATAGAAGTAATACTAAAAGCAGTGATCGTTACTATTATTGTTATAATTGCGAGAATGATTATAAAGGATCGTACAGGATCATCCACGTATACAACAGCAAATATAGAATCTTATACAAGTTTTATGGAGCTAGTTGATGGAAATATACGAACTTCGTATGTGGTATATCCATGAGATATATACGTACGTCAAGCTAAGACAAATCTAATTAGAAAGAAACAAATAGCATTAAAACATTTTATTAAATCATATAATATATGAACAAAGAAAAACAAGAGCTAAGTTTAGCTGAAAAGATTAAAAAATACCCAACATTGATTTACTCAAGAGTTGTGTGATGGTTAGCTCCAACATCTTCTTTTAACGATTGAAAATTGGAAGAATTTAAAAGGAGAAAATCATTCAAAATAAAAAAATAAAATATGGCTAAGAAGTATTGACCAAAAGAAGTCAAAAAAATAAATAAATTACTTAAGTCTAATTCATGATACGAAACTATCATGAAAGAACTTAAAGTATCTGAATATCTAGCTAAAGAGATATTAAGAAAGTGAGAGGCGTGAATTATCGAAGAATATTTACCTCCAAAAATATTAATAGTAGATATTGAGACAGCACCTATGGAGGTCTATACATGGTGATTGTGGAATCAAACAATGTGAACAGACCAGATAAAAGAAGATTGGTTTATGTTGTGTTGGTCTGCTAAATGGTTATTCTGAAACACAATAGAAAAGTGAGTACTTAACAAAAAAGAGCTTACAAAAAAGGATGACAGAAGAATAAGTAAAGATCTATGGAAATTAATGGATGAAGCAGACATAGTAATTGCTCATAACTGAGATGCTTTCGACATAAAGAAAATGAATGCAAGATTTATAAAGCATTGACTATGAGTTCCATCTCCGTATCAAACAATAGACACATTAAAGGTCGCCAAGAGATGATTTAGGATGACATCAAACAAACTAGACTATCTATGTAGATTCCTATGAGTCTGATGAAAAATTGATACAGGTTGATTTGAGTTGTGGAAAAAGGCAGTAGAATGAGATATGTGAGCTTTATGAAAAATGGTAATATATTGCATGAATGATGTTGTAATATTAGAAAATTTATATATAAAGCTAAGGCCATACATTAAATGACACCCAAACTTGAATCTATATTGAGAGTGAGAAAGATGTTCAAATTGTTGATCTGAAGATATTAAGTGGAAATATAAGTATAGATCAAATACTACGGTATTTGAATGTTGAAAGTGTCAGGATTGCTGAGCATATATAAGAAGAAGTAGTGCTAGTAAAATAACTAAGATTAGAAATGCAAAATAGGGCTTTATTTTCGTTTGTATGAACAGGATTCCCAGCAAACGTCTATTTAGCCATACTAGCTATAAAAAGCTCTTAGAAGTCAATTTAAAGCCTCTGAGAGCAAGTATAATATGATAATAGCAAAAGCAAGAACCGAATACATGGAAAATGTATCTATAATACATTCGTGTACAGCTAAGAAAGTCAATAAATTTATTGACAAAAAATTCAAAATAAAAAGCCATTTCTCAGATGATTCTATGTGACAAACTCTATTGTTATGAAACTGAGCAAGGAAAGCGATTGTTATATACATAAACAATGTAGCGTTCAAATCTGTCGCAGAAACAATATCAACAGCATATCATGAGGCTTGACACGCTGTATTTTTTATGTTGGAAAGAGCATGAATAGATCCAATGGACTCTTCCTGAGAACACTTTTTATATCTACAAGACTTCTTTACACAGGAAATACTCAAGAGTATTAATAAATATCAAACATGACAAAAGAAGAGAAAACAAAAAAAGCACAAGAAAAAGCTAAAGAAATAGGACATTGTCTATGCAACCTTGTATTACAATGTCCATGTTCTGCGTATACAAATCATTGAATATGCGTGTGTTGAGAAAAATATGAAGAGTAAATACTATCTATGAATAGACTTATGATTAAACTGATGATTTACTTTGTTAAAGGATTGAAAAATAGTTTTTTGTCTGCCCACTCCAGTCACAAAGAAAAAAGTTTGAAAAAAGGAAAGAAATATATTTGACATAGAATGAATACACAATATAATAAAAAAGATTGATCCTAATAACACAACAGTGTGCATGGAAAGGTTAAGAGCTATGCCATGACAGTTCTCTCAAACATGATTTAGTTTGTGATTATGATCTTGAATAATAAAGTGAATGTTAACAGTATTATGAATAAGTTATGTTGAGATTGAGCCAAGGCAATGGCAGGATCACTTCTTCCCAAAAGAAAGGAAAAAGGATGAAACAAAAAAACTATCAATTAAGATAGCTTTAGAAAAGTTTAAGTGATTTAAGTTTTTAAAAACAAGTAGAAGTTCAGTACCGTCAGATTGACTAACAGACAGCGCTTTAATAGCTTTATATTGACATAATGTAATTGAAACAGTTTAATTAAAACTTAAAACCCCAGACTTTTCATCTGGGGTTTTTTGTATTCTATTTCTTCTTGAACTTTAAGGTTCTTTTTTCCCAAGATTCAAAGTTTTTAACTTTTTCAAGTTGGGAAGAAATAAAGTCTCTGTCCTCTTCCGATACTTTACTGAATTCTCATCTACTATAGAAATTCATTATCTTGTATATTCTATTAAGATCAGATTTTTTATAGTTATCTTCCATGAAATTCTTAATATCTCACATATACTCTTTTCATATAACATCATCGTAATATAATCAAATTTCTTTTTTTCACTTGGCTGCATCAATATAGAATCTCATAATCTTTATTGTATTTTCAACGCTAGTTTTTCATTCTCTTACTGCCTGTAGTTCGTCCGATAACTTATTTCACTCAACTCTTTCATCAAAAGTTAACTCTCATTTTTCATACTTAGTTTTTAATGATTCATATAGACTAGACATTGCAGCGTCCTTGAAGTCTAACGTTTGCTTAAGGTCGTATAATGATGTAGATATGTCTCATGAGCCAGATAAAAACTCATCTTTATTTATAAACGCACTCATGGGTTTATCAAACAATATATTTCTCATTGAAGATTCTATGTTTAAATCTTTTTCTTCTTCATCTGTCAATAATAACTTTCAAATAAAGTCAGTCGTTATAGATCACATCGTTCCTCATTGAGCCCTTATAGCACTCTCTATTCTCTTCGGATCTCATTTAGTGAATTTAGATAACCATATAGCTATTTTATTAGTATCTTTTGTAGGATCTCATGTAATGTCTCATAACTCTGGGAATGTTCTCATTCAGAATAATGCAAGTCAAACATTAAGAATTGGTATTAATCATAATGTTCCTCATAAAAATCAAGCCATCATATCTCACATTACATCGCTATCAATATCTTTTCATTTACTTACCTTAACAATCGTGTCTATTAATGTAGCAGCTGCGCTTGCTCATGCATCTATAATCCTTGGCCCAGCAATTCATGATGGCATTTCAGAAATCAATTCTGAGTATCTAGGGTCGTATCATGGAGCGATCTGAGATAGTATTGCAACTCATGCCATTGTTCAAATTCATGTAAACAATGGATTCGAAGGTAATTTTATATTCGCATTTTTGAAATAAACAAAATTTGTTTTTTGATATGCGTTCTTATCTAAATACTTATATATTTCAATCAAGGCACTGTCTCTCTCTTCGTCTGTAACCGCAAGATCGTAGTCTCTCTTCAATCTCATTGCCTGTATTACTTGTATAACAGAATAGAACATAATAAGTTTTCATACTCTTTCTGCTCATTCTTTACTTGCAATTCTATTCATCATTTCGAAAGAAATTTGTACTGAAGAATTAAGATATGGAGTTATTTGCGTAAAATATCTCATTGTAGATCAGGAACCTCTTTTGTGAAATGATCCCGATACGTTTCTTGCATTTTCATACGAAGTCATTACTCACAATCATTTATATCTAGATCTGTAGTATTCAGTGAATCTACTGAAAGATTCCGTAAGGGCTGGAAGGAATTCTAATACCTTTCATCATTTTTCTAGTATCTTCTTCTTTTGAGCCTTAGTTCATGTAATATATGCTGTGATATCTTGCGGATCAACTTTATCAAAGTTTATGTCTCACCAATGTGACTTGAAGCCTCATAATGAATTATATTCTTTAAGCCAGTCAAAGAACCTTTTTTTCTCAGCTTTACTCGTTGATATTCTAGCAAGTATCTTGGCCTGAGATCAAAATGGTATCAGTCATGTTTTAGAAAAAATATAAGAAGTTGGTATATCTATCATCGTGTTCTTTAATGCGAAAAATGGATTTTTTCCAGTAGTTAAAGAAGTAAACGCCCTAGCAGATCATTTAAGCCATCCTGTTGCCCAATCCAATCAAAATGTGTTGTTCTCTATTCATTTATATAAAACATCTATTGACTCTTGTAATACAGAATCTAAAACATTAAACACATGTCTTTCTCCATTAATATTGGCCACCAATCATGTGGCATTTTTTCAGGCTTTAGATATAAATTCTGGTACTATATCAGCTGATTTATATAGCTCATTAAGAAAAGACTGCTTATTAAATGTTTGCATTGCCCTTATATGGATATATGGTAATGTTAACAATGGGTTTAATACATCTCATCCTACAGAATCTCTTTTATTTAGATTGACCATGTTTGCGCTTATTTTGCCCATCTTACTATATGAAGATAATTCTTTGATCGTGTCTCTAATTAACGGAGCATATCATTTGTTTCATTTTAAATCTTCATATTCTTGGTCTGATATTTTTCAGACTCTATGCATCAACTCTAAGTTCACTCTAGTTATTTCATCAAAGACATTTGTATATTTTCTCCATTTTGATTCTTCTGACTTGTAATGTTTCTCGGTTCATGATATGTCTATAACCTTTCTCGTCTTTCATTTTCAGCCTTTAATTAAAACATCTTTAAGAGCTACTCATGGCATAGTACTAAGATTTTTTCTTATTCTGTTCATATCTGACTTATACTTCTTGATCAATTCTCAAACTCTCTTTGATTCGTCTTGTAGTTCTTTTTTCTGTTCAGTTCCTTTTGTCTCTGATTTTATTCTTGCATCTATGTTTGATTTTGATTTTTCTAATATTTTAATTCTATTTGGTAATTCTTTTTTATAGAATTTATAAGAAAAATAATTATCTCTTGCCACTAACCATGATCAGAATTCATCTATTAATCATCTCTTCTTTAATTCAGTAAGCATCTCAGAATAATTAACGTCAGACATTTTCTCTAAATTTTCTCAGTCTATAACATAAACTCAATCTTCTCACATTAAATTATTAACAGCTCTTTGGCTTGATGGCATAAAACTTTGGTATAGTCTTTCTAATGACTTTCATTTATTGTCGAGTATCCAAGTCTCTCCTTTTTTAATCTTTAGGCCCTGTTCTTCGGCTATTGCCCTGTCTAACATCCTTACAGAATGTCCAGAATATCTTGCTCTATTAATGAAGATATCCTTTCTTCACATTAATTTTGAAACTATCTTTTTAGCCCTAGATTTTGTACTTAATGTTGTGGCTTGTGTTCTTCTTTTGGCACTTAGCTTACTAAATATATAATTTATTCTATTTAATCTTGAAATATCAGCGATCATGCTTTCGCTATAAAACACTGAATTTTTATCAACAACAAAGTTACTGTATAAAGCTGGATATTTTTTAGAAGCACTACTTGGGTTAACAACATATTTAGTCCAAAAACCTGAATATACCTCACTCAAAAATCGTCTCATTGAAGCTTCTCTTATGTTTTGGTCCTCAGATGTTAGTCATCTTGTTAGTTCTTGTAATTCAGATTTTTTTAAATCTTTCTTTAATATTGATGTTGCCTCAACAACAAAAGATGCTGGGACATCTAAGTCTCATTTTTTTAGATTTGAGTTTATTTCATTATAAAACAGCTCATGTCAAAGTTCATGTGTGAAACTTGCAACGTCATGTCTGTTTGATACACTAATAATTCAAGGTTTCCATGAAGGACTTTTTCATATTTGCTCAGAAACTCTTACTCATCTATTATTGGCTATTTCAATTAATTGCTCAGAAACAACAAATGATTTAGCTCAAGATTCTATATCTTTTATTTCCTGATTAACTTCACTCTCTTTTTCGCTTAACCGTTGCTCTACTTCTAATAAATCTAATGCTGCTGACTCTTGTTCCGCCTTAGATTTTCTATACAATCTTTTACCAGAGATGTCTGCTGAGTATTCTAATCATGCCAAATCATCTATTAGCAAGTCTGTATCAAAGTCATCTGTTTCCATTAATTCTTCACCTTTATTCTCTAACGCTTCGCTTATTGATTCTCATGTTATCTCAGCATACTCCCTAGTCAACTCTATTCTTTCTTCTTCTAGAAACATTCGATCAGAATCACTTGTTTTTGGATTATCTAGTTTTTCTGTTATTCTTGTATAATCATTTATAATCTCTTTTTTAGATCTTTGACCCTCTTTTTTTACTTCTTCTGAAGCTTTTACTTTTTCCTTTCTTGTCTCTTTTTTAGGTTCCTCCTTAGCTTTTTCCGCTAGCCTCCTTTGATTTTCTTTAGATTTTTGTTCAAATATCTCTCTTAGTGTCTTACCCTTACTGATCTCTAACTTTAGTTTTTCTAATACTGGATCTCTCTCTTCTTCGGCTTTTTCTTTTTGTCATTTTACCACTGTCTCAACAATCTTCTTTTTATCTATTTTTTCAGTAGCTGTTATTGACTTCTTCTTTGTCTCCTTAGGTTTTTCAACTACCTTTTTTATCTTTGTATCGACTCCTTTCGGTTTAACCGTGTCTTTCTTCCTAATAGTCATGTCAGGTTTATTGGCGTTATCCCATCCCGTGTTTGTTCATGCCTTACTAGCATCAAATTTATCGAATTCTTCTGTTCCTCCGTGATAAACAGGAGTCCCTTGTGCCTTTATAAACTCATCAGCCGTTTTATATTTTTTTGCTTCTTCAATTAAAGGCTCTACAACGCTTGGTTTCAATCTGGCTTGCGGTCTATAAATATATTCTTCACCCAAAGGTTCATCCAAGTCATCTAAAATATCAGACAATTTAACTTTCTTTTCTATCACTCTTCCAGTTCCAGCATAATCTTTTGCTAACTGCTTATTAGTTGTAACGAAATCACCAGCAACTATATCGCCACCTTTACCAGTTCCACGATATATAGTAATCATCTCATCTGCTGGTTTTTTCATTGTCTTATCTAGCGTGGTGATATTATCTGCTAATTCGGCTGTTGCTCTTTTAGCTGGAGTATAATCAGCAAATACACTTCCAGTTGGGTTAAGTGTGTCTAATTTTGCCGATTTCAAGGCTGGCTTTACTTCAGATGATACTTTAGTCGTCTTTGGAGCTAAAACCTCTCTACGAGGCTTCTGTGGCTCCACAGTAGATGTCTTTGGGGCTTCTGGTATGTATAAAAGCTCTCAAGGTCTAGGCTTCATTCATTCTATATCTTCTCTAGCAGATTCATGAATTGTTGGTATAATTGATTTCTTAAGAGATACCTTTCTATTCGGATCTTTCGCCTGACTAATTATCGTTAAAACGTTCTTTGCAATCGTAGTTGGAGTTTCTTCTTTTGGCTTTACTGTTGGCTCTTTAGCTTCCTGTGCTTTTTGTATCGAAGCAGACACTCTTTCTCCTATTGAGCTGTCAACACCAGTTCAGATATTAAGATTATTTATATCTATTGGAGTATCACCAACTTTATCTAACTTCTTAGACTGGTATTGTTCCATCAAGTTAGCAGCAGAAAAGACTCATGACATAACAGAAAATGCTAAAACTTCTGTCAATAATTGCTCCTTGTCTGGTATCTTGAACTCTTGATCGTCTATTCACATTACATAGCCAGCTCAATGTCATACATCCGCGACTCTTTCTTCTGCCATTTCAAAAATTGGATTATTCCAACCTATTCTATTTAAAAATGAAGTTATTTGTCAATCTGTTTTAAGTGGATTCGCTTTCTTTATTGCATTAAATATTCACAATTTAGATACAACAGCATTTCAGGCCTTAGTAGATCAAAGGACTTTTCATAAAGCCTTCGCTCAATCTCAAAGAACACCTCAAGCTCTTTCTGAGGCGTATTCAACAAAAGTTTCAAATGTAGCTTTTCACGCAGACCTTAATACTGATTCTTTCCTATAATCTGGTTCTGAACCAGCTCTTATGCTTTCTAATGCCTGCTTATCCATTGTGCTAGCCAATATTCTTGGTGCTCACGCTACTGGCGTTCTTAAAGCCTCTCATGCTAAGCCAGTTCATACTCTAGTAGCAGTTCTAAGCGCTGTTCACTTAATTCCTTTTTCTGCCATTTCTTTTACTAACTTTTCCTGAAAAGACTTTGTTAGCATTTTTTTAGCAACCTCTTTAGCTGTCTTTTTTCAAGCTGTAGCAATACCTCCAGTAGCTAATATTTCTGATATGAATTTAGGAATTTCTGTTATTATTGAAAGTGCTTGATATCATATGGTTTTGTCTGCGTTATTTTTGTCAAGCCAGTTTTTTAAATATATCAAGTCATCTTCATCCGCTATACCTTTTTCAAATCTAGCTGCAGATGTTACAAGTTTAGCTGCATTAGCAATATCATTAGCATGTCAAACTCAAGGGAGTATATTGGTTGCGAAGTTTTTTAATGTCAATTCATCAGCCTTGTCTCTCCATGTCAATGTTCATGGTTTGTCTTCTCATAATATTGGTGTTGTAGATTGTGATATTTCGCTTTTGGGTAAAACAAAATCTTGTCTAACTTGAGGCTGTACAATTGATTGTTTTTGTGCTTCTGGTATTTTTGTTGCCACATCTTCAATCCGCCTTCATAAAGCACTTCAATATAAGCGATCCCTCATCGCATTAACTTCGTCAACTTTTTTGTCTTCATTATACTTACTAATATATGCATCTCTCATTACCTGTTCTCATACTTCGTACGCTTTCTTTCATTCATTACCACTAAGTCTTACTCAAAATTTACTTTGAGTCATTGGAGTGTATGTAAGATTACTTTTTTTATTTTGTTCAGGATTTGCTTTTTTAAACACATCCAAGACATTTTTTATAATAGACATAATTATTATTGTTCTATATTAGTTGTTCAAAATGGTTCTGCTGCTGATGATGTTAAGTCTTTCATCACATTGCTTTTAAAAATCCTTGCAGCTTCTTCTCAGTTGCCTTTTCTTATTGCTTGTTCTAATAACTCTATTCATCAAACTGGAGATTCTGGATTGTCCTGTGCTTCTAAAAACTGTAATGCATAACCTTCTATTTCTTGTGGAGATGCTCATGTTCATTTGAAGTATGGAGAAATAGATGTATGTACTGACATTAGATCAGACAAAAGTGAATCATCATAATCATTTATAAAAGGAGTTAATGATGGGAATGTTTTTAGTATATTCTTTTTATCTGTATTTGTATAGATACTCTCTCTCTTATTAGCACTTGCTGCGGCCTTCAATCTTTGTGCCTCTAATTCCATTTTTTTATTTATCATTGTAGATAAACTCTTTATAGCGCTTGCTGCATTTTCTCCAATATATTCTCTTTCAGCTGCTATTCTTCATAAATGTGCTTGAGCAGCAGCGTCTCTAGAAGCTCTTACAGAAGATTGTTCTGATGGAGATAATTCTCTTAAATTTTGATCCATGAAATTTCAACTAGGAGATGTTTCATAAAAAACTCTATCTCTAACAGATCAAAACGGTGTAGTATCCTTTATCTTAGATTTCCAGTATGCTTCTTCTTGAGTCGTAGGTTGAAGTATCTCTTGTTTTCTTTTAATAAGTTTTTCAAGATCTGTCATTAATCTGTTTCAAGAAGACCAGTCTCAAGCATTCGATCATAAAATTGTTCACTCTACGTCTATTCAAGATCATACTTTTGTTGGATCTGAATATATAATAAATCAATCAGCGTCCCTCTTAATTAGTCATCTTTTTTGAGCTTCGTTAACATTTGCCTGATCTGTTTGTTTATTATATTTTGTCCAATCAGTTCTTGGATCTGACAACCTATCTACGGCTGCTTTTATTCATGTTGTATCTGCCATATTATATTTAATAAATTATAATCAATATCTTTCTACGTTTTTCCACTTTGCCTGTTCTAGATCCTTAGCTCTATTCAACCAGTAGTCTCATAGGTATGTTCACTTCATTGCTCACTCCGCCTTGTCAGATCAACTTCTTACGTATCACTCTTGTCATACTTGTCTAGCTAAATATGACGGTCTATAATTTCAAGAATGATAGTCTATATTTCATTCTCAGAATCTATTTTGAAAATAGCCATAAGGATCTGCTATTCATCAAAAGTCTTTTTGAACGTCAGATACAACTGCGCTTCAGTACATTCTTTCTGCAGCAGTTCATAAGTCTCTTGCTTTATTAACCATTTCTGTAGACTTGTCTTCCCAATCATATCTTCTCTGTGTTGGTAGATTTCATTCAACTCATTTCCATCATAGCGCTCATTCTTTTCATAATTCAGCTCTTGATTCTCATGAAAGCATTCATCATCTTTCTCTTATTGATTTTTTTGTCTTTTCAAGTAAGTCTTTGTACGACTTTGCTTCTTGTTGTACATATCTTGATGATTCACTACGAAGATCTTGCATTGCCGTCTTTAAATCTTCTAAGTCTCTATATTTTACCTTTTCATAATATGGAGATATATCTGTTTCTGCATTCTTAACGGCATCATCTAAAACTCTTCACAACTCTTCTTTTGACCATATTTTTTCTCACGATCAATAATCTTGAGATATTGCATATTTTAAAACTGATTTTTCTGCGTCGCTATAATCTGGGTTAGAGTCTATTTCAGAATATAGTACATTTAGTGCGTCAGTCTGAGATCAAGACATTGCTCATGTTCAAAATCATTTAGATGTTGGTTCTTGATAATACAATCTTCAGTCGTTATCTTTTGTTATATACTTAGACCACTCAGACTGAGGTATTCATCTAGCAGCTAATTGCGATCTTATTTCTTGCAACTTTTGCTCATTAGCTATATAAACTCTAGATTCGCTACCAGTAGGTTGCACGTCTGTTCATATAACATCCTTGTAATATCAGGCAGTTTTAAATTGTTTTGCATTAGGCTCTAATGCTTTGTACAAATCTCATGAAGCTTTTGTGCTCCAATATTTTTTCTCTTCATTGTTCGCCTGTCTTCAATAGAAATAGTAAAATAGATTGTCAACATCTCTATCGCTGAGTTTTCTATTACTGTCTATTAGGCTTTTGATAGACTCATTCATGGCCATATTTTTAATCTTGTATAATCGTATCTGTTAACTCAGACACGTCGTATTTTACTTTAAAATTCTTAACATAGTAGTATGCGTTAATACTACTGGCGTATGCTTTTAGCTCAACTATACTGTCTATACCAACTGTTATATCTTTAGTATATGTCTTATATTCTGTTGTTGTTGTTTGTGTATGAACAAGAACTCAATCAACATATATAAGTCATGTTTGTCAAGTAAAAGACGGTGTATTTTTAGCATCAAATACTATTCTCATTGTTCATGTTCTTGATGATTTGAATGACTTTAGCAATCTTTCTTTATCTCATTTGACAGATCTTTCTGTATCCATTTCTAGTACAGTTGTATCAGATGCCGTGCTCTTCAATAGGTCAACAGAATCTCATCATAACTGTCTCCACTCATTGTTTATATACACATATTTAACAAATTCATCTGTAGTGCTATTATATATATTTACATCTTCTCACTCGGTTCATTTTTTTGCAAGGAATGCAGTTAATTCATCTCATGTTAGTACTAAAGACTGTATAACATTGAAGCTTCTTATCTTCTCAGAATTCAATCAGTCATGAGTATGTGTTCTTGTGTCAAACATATTATTTATTTCTTTCTTCTAATTCTTTTACATCAAGTGTATATCACTTTAATGTAGAAGGTTCTCATATAGATGCTCAATAAAATCTGATTTTTAAAATATTTCATGCAACATTTAGCTGTTGATCTTCTACATTAGAATTTAATATTCTTGTCTCTCACTTTACATAAGTTCATGATGAATTAACTTCAATATCGCATCTCATTCACTTTGGGTTTTTTGTATAAATAACCATTTTTGGTGAATTTTTAACTATTGATGGATTGTCAAATGTTAGTTCGTTTGTATCTACCCAGTAATATACTGGATCTAGCTTCGATCAATACGAATCCATGTCTCAATAATCTGAAAACTCTACAACATATCAAGCTGTTGTTCAAAAAACAGCTCTAGAATCTCACTCTTTTTTATACAAAACTCACGCAACAGTTGTATCTTGAGATGCTTTATGTTCAGTAGCAAAAAAGCATTTATTAGCACTTGTTCTTATGTGAAATGACCGTTTTAATGTGTCATAACATATCCAAGCATTTTTGTATTCTACTCAATCAACTGTAACTGTTCATATATATAATCTATAATAAAAATCGTCCTTAACTCATATCGCTCTATCTTCTCAAGCGTATGTTCTTGTTATTTTCATTTCTCATGGAATTTGTTTGATAAATTTATCAACTTTTCTTGAAATTAATACTGGAGCACTTCAATCATACATAAATATTCATGATTCAGACAACCAGTATGCTACTCAAAAAATATTAACCAATGAATATGGAGCTATACATCATATATCTGTTATTTTTTTACTTTCATATTCGTCCCAATACCACATCGAATTCCTTTTAAATATTATCATCTTTCAGGCCACTTCGGTCACACCTGTTATTTCGTCTCAATCTCACTGATTAAATTCTCTAAAATTAACGTTTGTATCCCAAGATATTACTCAGGCTACTGGATCGTTGTTCCATTCTATGTAGCTATTTCAATTCTCTGTATTGCATACATATAATTTATTTTTGTATACATATAAATATTTTCATTTTGGCATTCATTTCAAGTTGTCAGTTCAGGTAGACCAGTCCTCTCTATTAGCTGCAAAATCTCAAACGTCATAGTCGTATCACACCATGAATATTTTTCATAAGAACTCTGCTAGAGATGGTTCAAACAACTCTGTTAGATCTACTATTCAAACAGGAGAGCTCCATGTGGATCCAGTTGTTCATTTGAAGTAGTAATATGGAGTTTCTCAATCTAATGCAGAATATCAAGCTATAAGAGTTCATCATTTTCTGTTAAACACATAATTTATGTCAG